TCCAGAAATGGTACTAGCTATCGTTGAAGCTACTGAAGTGAACGGCGCTAAGACTGGTATAGCTGATGCATAATTAAATGCCGTAGCGAGTTTTGAACTAATGCTCTCTATAGGGCCTATAACACGTTCATCTCCCATATCTGCTTCGGTACCCACCTGTAGTACAGTACCAGTAGGCGATCCAAACTCTACGTTGGTCATCCAGGCATAAATAAACACTGAAATGCTCGTAGGCGTTGCAGATGCTGATCGTACTACGTTAAGGGTATTGAGATATATCCTTCCAAGATTAGATGCGTCGGCAAATGGAGTTGTATCTGCTATCACAAGAGGCGAATTGTTATATAAGCGTAACATAGGTTGTGCGCATATAAATGGAAGCTTCATGTCAAGAGGCTGATTATCTCTAACATCTAAGTATCCTACATTAGGAGACTGTGAAAGGTAAACCAACGCTTGTTGCCTATTAGCACCTGCTAATAAACCATCAAAATAATTTAATGATTCATTATAAGCGCCATAAGGCTGATAACTCAGCTGAACTTTGGCGTAATGGAAAGGGGAACCTGATATTGTAATTCTCACATTCATGTCACCTCGTATATAAGCATAATTTCGCAACTTAGCTCTAACTGAAGGTTGATCAAGAAAGGCATCCCATATCTCTGTTGAGAATGTTAGATGGGTTCCGGGAGCTACAGACGCGGTCGCTATTTCTAGTGGCCGCGACAGGTAGTCCTCTAAGCTCAAGTAATTTTTTTGTCCTGTTTCAAAATACTGACTCTTATCTTCTTCTTCAACAATGGGAGGTGAACCTGCCACGTCGTGAAGATTTTCCAAGTCAGCATGGGCATCGCCCATATCTGCCTCCAAAAATACAGTCTGTTTCCGCTTTAGAGCTGAATCCAAACGTAAGATGGTGGAGATAAGGCTATCCTTGCGGGACAATAAGTAGTGGTAGTTTTTCGCATGAGTCCATGCCTGCAGATTATTTCTAACTGAGGGTATTTTCTTCAAGTCGCGTAAACTGAATCCTGGGTAAGGATCTTCCATCGTTGATAAACTGAATTCTACTTCCTTCAATTCATCTAGGGATTGTTCGATTAATATCTGTGCTCGCCATTGGTAGTATGGAGACGATCGGCGAAAACCTTCTCCTACGCAGCATCGGTCGACAGAACAATCCGTGAATCCACATTCGCTAGTTGGGATTCCGTAACTATTGTCCGAAGCACATTTTTCATCCATTATGTGCGTTTGATTTGGATCTAATGAGTTTTTAATATAATGATAAGTGGGTAAATCACCAGCGTTATCAAGTAAATGTTCATTTAAAAAGGAGCTCATTGCATCATACTGTTCTTCATTAGAATGGAAAAACAATTCACGCAAAGCGCTCATAACCGTACTTTCTAGCTGTGTAAACAAAGAAACATTATTACTGGGTAAATACCAGCTACATGATCTAGCAATTGAGTCCATCGAGAGCGGTGCGATTACTCTGCCCAATTCATCCGAGAAACGAAACGTTCTCTTCAGAAAGGACATTTCATCAGGAGTGATAAAAGAAATATCAACATCCTTCTTACTAGCAGTAGTGAAACGGAGTCCATAATAGTCTGAGCAACACTTCGCATAGTATATACTGTCAAAATTTTTCGTTTTATCAGACACAGAGGCAACAACATCATCACCATAAGTACATACGGCAACATACTTAAAGAAATCCAAATTAGAATATTCTGACATGTTCCAAGCATAAGCAAGCATCACTAACCCACGTAACGAATTATCTTCTGCTGTGCCTAGCTTCCCGGAAGGTTGCAATCCAGGAACAAAGAATTTGTCACCATTCATGATCACGCTAACATAAGTTGACTCGGTAAGAATCCCACGAACTATAACCATTTGTTCTTCAGTATATCCAAAATGAACAAGAACATCATTTATAATTGTCGCAGAAGCCATTCCTATGTCTACAGGCATGCTAGTATCATAACCACTATAATCTCCTTCAATAACATTGCGGGAGTGCTCATTAATGCGATCATAAACATCACCAGCTTGCGTATGCATGTCTATGCCTATACTGGAATAGAAACATTCAGAGTGAGCTGCCATATGATTAGTGAGTGGCATAAGGAATGCACGAGTCACTATGTAGAAAGCGTAAGGAGTTGCATAGAAAACACGCGTAGCCCCTTTCTCCACTTTTTCAGCTGCTCTAGGCTCATCCTTAAGATTAGCTTCAAAAGGTACTTTTACAATATAGCCTTTAGAATAAGCATCTATCAAGTCATTAATTTCCTTAAGAATTTGGTCTTTGGGATATACAGCATCTTTCTCCTCATAGATGTAATTACGCTTCTTTCCGGGGGTGCCATATCCAGCACTTTTGGAAAGATCTACTGAACGGCAATAGTAATCAAAAGCTGATCCATTAAAAGCAGTATCAATATTATAAGGTCTCATCTCTTCAATACCAACATTCTCAAGATTATCACAAATTTTTTCTGTAACTTGCTTAATGGTTCTTTTAAGAACTGCAAGATTCAAACATTTCTTTGGATTCGCAAATTTCCTGAATGTGACATTGTACGGATTTATATATACGCCATCTTTCATCTTCGACTTCATCAAGGGTTTCTGGTATGTGGTATATGTTTGGGGCCCATATATCTCATCCAATTTCGCTTTCATAGTAGAATGGACTTTAGTCTTGCACAATTTAGATACCTGATTAAAGGTCTTGGTAGTGCCCATATTTCCTAGATAAGTGGGAAAACTGAACTCCTCATGTAAAACTAAGGACTGAGCATGTGGGGGACAAGCGGGCTCTTCTTCTCCTAAAGAATGGTTTTCCATCAATCCCGTGTCAAATTTATCCAGACAATCGTAAAGCTCACTACGTGTGAACAAAACTGCATAGGCCACATCACTATTGTAATGACCAGCAATATGAACTCCGGCTATAGCACACTTGCCTTTAGCAGTAGTCCAAACGACCGGTAAACCGCACTGACCTACTCTATGATCATCCCATGAATAACGTATTGCATTAGTATAGGTAACCCGATTGAAATTTTTATCATCACATTCAAGCTTTCCTATATACGTAGCGCGTATCTGTGAATTCGAAATTTGAGCGTCCGCATTTTTCAGTCTCAAAATGGAACTAGCAAAATGTGGTCTCACGTCCTTACTCAAAGTTTGCAGAACAAATAGGATAACATGATCTGAACCAAGCAACTGATGATTAAGATCACAAACTATTCCAGGCATGTAAGCTGAAGGACTAGGATCAGTGTTTGTAGCCAATCTAAATTTCATTCCAACGATGTCATGAGTTCCAAAAGCATGTTTAGGAACTATAAAGTAGTTAGAACATATTCCGAAAGCATACGAACGTGAATAATTACCATTAGGAAGCTCAACCTCAAATTTACGTATGTTATTGGAAATTGCCGAATAAAGTTCAGAAACTTCACCTGAATGGGCTGAGTCCATCTGAGCTAAATTCACTGTGGTCCAAGACATAGCGTTGTGCTTGTTAACCACCCTGTAGACAGGTGATCCAGTGCCAACGCGTTCTTCCCAAGTGTTAGTCCTTTTCGTTTCCTCAGTTTCTTTGGGGAACGGAGTACTTACCTGAGACGTAGTTTGGCCTTCAGTGACGATATTGTCTTTCAACAAAGAGACAATCTGCTTGACGACAACAACTGCAGCAGCTATATGCGCTATGCCAATCGCCAAATCTGCCGGATTTCTAAGCCACCACGTTTTAAACGTATTGAATTTATTCTTCCAATCCTCCGTTTCAGTGTGTATAATCGCTTGCATCGTTTGGCTTCTCCAATAATAAGTTAGAGGTCCAATGTCAATATAAGAAAGTATAAGGAAAAATAGAGTGAGGAATATTAAAAACGGACTACGAAATACAGCGGCCATTAATAAACTCAGCGCCATCAAAAACTGACAAAACATGACATAAGTCTGTTTAAGTTTCGATAGAGCTGCCCCAGTCATCAACATAGCCCCTGTAATGACACCAAAACTTTTAAAAGTGGAAAAACCCAAATTGAAGCCATGGGAACAAGCACGAACGCTGTAAGCTAGACTACGTCGTGTTACTTCACCATAATGTTCAACTCCATCAAAAATGCTATTAGCAACTTGAGAGTAAAACGCTTCAGTTTTGGCTTTACCACCTATGAAAAAGTGTGCGGGATCTGCTGCCCTATGCCGTGCTCGAAAAAGGATAGGATCAAGAATATCACCCAAAAGGGGCATCACTTCTTCTTCAGAATCATCACTAGAATAAGCATATTTGGCATCATCTTTAAAGGGCAATTTACCATTTCCCCTAGGAGAAAGACCAACTACGTCAAATTCATCACTAGGATAATCTTCCTTAATATCAGGGCGATCATCATCAGATTCACCAGATGAGCTTGAAAAGCTCACCGATGTGGTGCTATAATCAGCACCATCATCAGAATCAGCATCAGACCACTTACGTACGACCTTTCTTTCATCTAATCTCTGAAATTTGGACAAAGCCTTAATTTTCGATTTAAATTTCTTGTCATTGGGAACATAATTCGTACTCTTAGCAGCATCTTCTGAGAAATGCCTGGTAATATCTTGCAACAAAAAGGCTTCCAATTCATCTACTGTGGCTCGCGTCATTAACATCTTGTCTACATATTGAACATTATTTATTGGTGTTCGTAGATAAACGTCAAATGTCCACTTCCTGTAAAAAGTGTCTTTATCAGTAATTGCTGTATTAATACGACCATCTTCAGTGGCATACTGTGCAATTACTGTAGGACGAATAAACAAGAATCGCCGCATAACTGCAGCCGGGTTGCTTACACAATGAGATGCATTAAGGTGAGAATTGTTAGTATCTACAACAACCAGTTCAGGGTTTGCAAATACCTTGCCTTTCTTCTCAGCAACTGCCATGTTCACGGGAAAAGGTTGACTGTCAACTAAACTACATACCTCAGTGAGAGCGGGGTCTCCCTTACTCTTCGCTATGTTAGAATGTAATCCACCTAATTCCGAAATATGAATATAAGGCATGGACCAGGGGTCATATTGATCCCAATACTCAGAGGCCTTATTACGCTCATAAACCATACCATGATCAAATTTACGACCAAACGCATAACTGAACATGGAATAAATCATATCCAGAATAGTAGATTTTCCTATTCCAGGACGACCATGTAAAATGATGGCATAAGGCATTGCACGTTTAGATTGTAATTGTGACTTCACTTCCCTGTAAACTGTATTGCCCCATAACTGCATCTTTCGTAAAGCGTCTGCGTCGGTGGAAATAGGTCTAACCTTCTTATAACAATGATTAACATCCATTAACCAATCAGAAAGATCAACAATAAAATCCTTAGCCGAACGAGAGTGACCTACAGGTAAACCATAGGAAATGACCGGATATTGAGCTTCCCACATCTTATGATGCTGAGCAAGATCATAGATCGCATTGCGTTTTAATAACACAGATTGAACTGAGAGACCTTGTGAAGCTAATTCTCCATATTCCATAAACTTGCCTATAGAGGAAACTAACATATCAACAGCTTCGAAAATTGTCATCCGCTTAGTGGGACCAAAATATCTCTCCACCTTCTTGATAGTAGCTCTGGGCATATCGAAGACATTTACTAATGAGAAACTAAGATGTCTCAAAGCATCGAAAAATTCACCTTCCATCAGATATTTGAAACTCCTAAAGGTTTCACGTAATCGATCTGCCATAGGGGTAACAGGAACTTCACCATTCTCATTCAGATGTAAAGCTGATTGAAACTTATAGTCTCCTTCAGCCTCTAAATGAGGGTGACTTGTATCATCATCTGGAATTGAAACAAAACGACGAGACCTCGGCAGCTTTTTGAGTCTTTCCCAAGCATTATCAAACATATCGGAATTGGCCATTTCAAAGTCCTTATAAAGGATGTTTAATATAGCATAGTCTGTAATCACACTCGTAGAAGTGCAAAAGGCTAAAAAAATATTAACGGCCTTAAAAATCTTCTTCGTAGTGGGATCCGAATATTGCAATAGTTTCTGCGTAATAGCAGTAGAAACGACGGCAGCTCCAAAACCTAGATAACGTTTAGGATCAGTCATAGACTGTGAGGAAAAACCATAATCAGATTCAAGTGAAATACTATCATCATCAGATTTCTCATCAGAATCAGAACCGGAATCCGACATATAATCAAGCGAATCAAGAGTATCTTCCCAATAAGTTGAGCTACTAACACTATTCCATAAATGAGATAGCTGAGCCAAACTCAGTGGGGGGATAGGTATATCAGGGGGTTCTGGTACGTGTAAAATTCGAGGTTGAATATCAGATTCAGTAATGGGTCTGGCAGCTTGTCGAGCTTTCTTGCGCAAATACTTAGCCTCTTTATGGGAAGCTTTCATAGCGCGATTTGCCAGATTAACTGCTTTCTTCGCTCCTCTTTCAATCTTTGCTTTCTCCTTATAGTCAATCTTCTTAACAACCCTCTTGGGTTCTGCTCTATAAGAAGTTTTAACTTTACGGCCTTGGCGATCAAATAACTTGCGTTTTACTTCATTGGCCTCTCGCTTACGCGCAGAAAGGCTCTTACCAAAATCTTCAATAATATCAGATGCCCTATGATCTCGATCCATAAAAACCCGTTCTACAACTCCAGAATCTGGAATGTAGGTGGCTTCTTTGGTTCGACGAGCAAGTTTGAGTTGTTTAGAACGGTCTATCTTAGTACTCATTATAGCTTGGTTCTTATCGTTCTTGCGTCGTGCATAGGCTTCCCTCTTCTTCTTCTTGATTGCCTTTTCTTCCTTTTCAGTAAGTTTAGGTTTATCGTTAGAATCAGATTCAGGTGATTTATCTTCATCATCATATGGAACAGCATCTAAGGACACAATGCCCTCTAAAGCTAACTCCTTTTCCATATTGAGAGATGCATCTAGCATGTCGAGATCCAAGTGAGTTATAGAATCTCTTAAAGTGAATTTTACGTCGGGGTCAGGACAGATGAGGTTTAGGGCCTCACCCATCTCTGATAAAGAGAGAGAAGAATCATCTAGAATAGATTTCTTAAGATGATTCTTATGTTTCGCTTTCTTCCCTTCAGCAGCCTTGTTTAGTTTCTTATTCGCTTTCTTTAAAAGAGTGGCCTCCTGACGAGTCATCTTTTTCTTGCGAATGGGAGGTAAACTAGGAGTGGCTGCTAACTCCAGGGATCCTGATGCCCGGGCATCAGGGGGATTGTTCAACGGGAGGGGGGCGGAGACTTTTATAGTCTCTCCGCATGACTTGTTCTTTCTAAAATCGGGTGCTGTGGTAGCTACTCATTTATAGGGACATAGACTGAGTAAAGCCTATGAACTGAGCAGAGGGTGATTAAACCACCCTCCAAAACGGTCGTATACAAGCCCGTATAGTTTAATTATCGTAACTGCTTGTATAAAGATTCTTCTTCCTTCCTTTGAGAATCATGGGTCCAGGAGTTGGACAGGAATATGGGGGTTTGGTTGGCCTTTCGGCCGGGTGGCGACTCAGTGAGCCACTATACCTTGTAGGATACAATGTATAGTCGATATTT